ATGCGAGCCGCGCTGTCATCCGTAGACGAAACCGTAAGTATTGTGGTCGGAGAAACAGATGATGCCTGGGTGCGCGACACCGGTGCGACATTCATGACAAACGGGAAGGAAATTCGAGGCGTGTCGTGGAAATTTAATGCATGGGGAGGAGCTGTAAACGGTTTGTATACTTCTTGGAAAAATGACGAAAAGGTAGCGGAATTTATGTGCAAGATCACGGGGGTGAAGATGTACAAACCTCCCTTCATTTTGGAAGGAGGCTCTATTCACGTCGACGGCGAAGGTACATGTATGACGACTGTAGAATGTCTTCTCGACGAGGGCAGGAACTCTCATTTTACAGGTGCGGAACTTGAAGAGAACTTGAAGGAATACTTGAACGTTGAAAAAATCATTTGGCTCGAACATGGTATTGTTGACGACGAAACCAACGGCCATATCGATAACATGGCGGCTTTTGCAAGACCTGGGGAAATCATCCTCGCATGGACGGACGATGAAAAACATCCACAGTACAAGCGCTCCAAGGCAGCGTATGATCACCTGATAAATATAAAAGACGCCAAAGGTCGTAAGTTGATTGTTCATAAAATCCATATTCCCGATGACATGTACATTACCGAGGGCGAGGCTATGGGGGTTGTAAACTCCGGGGAGGCAGTTGCGCGCGTAGCTGGTGACAGGTTGGCAGCGTCATACGTGAATTTTATTATGCCCAACGGGGCGATCATTTTTCCGACGTTTCGAGATGAAAAATACGATAAACTGGCAGAAGAGCAATTCAAAAAAATATTCCCGGACCGAAAAGTAATTGGTTTTTATTCACGTGAATTGCTGCTCGGTGGTGGGAACTTGCATTGTCTATCACAGCAACAGCCTGCTATTTAATTTTATATGTATACAGTAAATGAGTACGGAGATTTCGCAATAATTGTTTCCTTGTAATAAAACAGTAATTTTATCTCAAAACTTTATATTGACAAATCAAAATATAAATAAACATACACTTTGTAAAAATCATATAATGGGACACATTTATATGCTCAAAAATAAACTAAACGGAAAGTCGTATGTTGGCCAAACGATTTGTCCTGTAGAAGAACGACTCCAAAAACACCAACACAAAAGCAGCAACTGCCGGGCAATTTATGGTGCCATCAAAAAATATGGTTGGGATAACTTTGAGATTGATTGGTATGAGTGCCTGGACAATGAACTAAATAAACATGAAAAGTGGATGGTAAATCTGATGAGGACATTATCACCTGATGGATATAATCTTAAGGAAGGGGGTGGTAGTCGTGGAAAACTGAGCGAGGAAACCAAACAAAGGATTATCGTTGGAAATAAAGGGAAAAAACGGAGCGAGGAATTCAAACAAAAGAATAGAGAAGTAAATATGGGCGAAAAGAATCCATCTTATGGGAAACCTAAGAGTGAGGAATCTAATCAAAAACGAAGAGAAGCAATGAGCGGTGACAATAATTATTGGTATGGGAAAACCGGTGAAAAACATCACAGGTCTAAGAAAGTATATCAATATGCTCTCGATGGCACTTTTATAGATTCATTCGGTTCGTGTGAAGAAGCGGGACAACATATAAAAAAGAAACGCGGGGGGCATATCAGTTCATGTGCTCGTGGCAAACGTAAAACCGCGCATGATTTCAAATGGTCGTATGAATTAGACATATTTATGTAGCCTTCTATTTAATTTTTATATGCATATAATAAATATGCCTTTCACAGCAACAGCCTACTATTTATGATAATTAAAAATATTACATATATGTAAATGAATAAAAATAACACCGTGAACAACGCCCCGAGGTCCTCCGATGGATCATTCGCAAAAATGGCAAAAGGCGGTCTTCCTTTGTCTGGCAGCGAGGAACCGTTCACCAACGCCGTGTATGGCAGCGAAAAATGGGGAAAAAGGAATAATAATTGTTATGGGTTCGCAATCGATTATTTCAAAGCATCCGAAAATAGAAAACTACAGCCAGGGGAATTATCGAAAACTCTTAAACCTTATGACGATCTAACGGATCCCAAAACATTGAAAGAAAAAACAAACGCGGACCTGGCCACCAAGACAAACGGAGGATATGCGGTATCTCCGTGCGTCAAGTGTAAAAAAAACTATTACAAAATTATGGCATTCGTCGACCCCGGCAACGATTATCACTGGTATCGCCAGATGGGGGACGTCCTGATCGAAAGCGACGGGCAAAAAAATGTGAATTCTCTCGCCAAGAATATCGGAGTTAATAAAAATCAGTTGAACTCACCGACGAACAAACCCGTCAAGGGGGACCCTATTTTGATAAAAGCTGCAGGTTTGTGGGGGCATAAACGTGGGTTGTCTGAACTGACGGTGCTAGACGCATCCGGAAAGTTCATAAAGGACCCCCGGGATGCCAATAGAAAATACGACAATGTGAACTACACGACGTATGTTGGGAGTTGGTGCGTCAATGCTAACTTCGGCAAAGGAAAATCATTTGCTTGCAATTGATTCGGGTTCTGCAAAATTAACTACAGATGGTGTTTTTATGATATCATTTGTAAAAGTCGTTGAGCCGCTGCGGACTGTTTCGAGTAGTATCTCGCATGAAACTGACGAGGCAATGTCAATTTCCACGAAACCTGACACATTACTTTCCGTATCATCAGTTGTATTTCTACCAATGTCACTCGCGTTTTCAAATGGGCTTGGTGATACGACAGGGTGTAGCTTTAGATCTAAATCAGGACTTGGTGTCATTTGATCTCCAGTCTTATCATCTAAGCCGAAGCTTTCCGTTACGGGGCTCGTTGTCATCGCATCATTTCTCCTGAAACAGTTCTTGCACAACATAACTTTTTTAAGTCCGATTTTTTTAGTGAAGAATATCCTGAACAAGATAGATGCTATGTACCCGAATACTAGCAATATAAACACTCCGTATATGTCGTTGATAGTAAGGGGTGAATTTCCTCGCCGTGAGTGCAAGGCCTCTTCTTCAATGTAATGTGATAATGTTGTCCGTGACCTTTTCCAGGCTAAAATCTCTCGGTTTATATCAATCTCTATATCTTTAAGGGTAAACGGCGAAAATTGTTCTATTTGATTTATAAATTTTCGAGCGATATATACCTCGTAAATCGTTTGATACCCACCCAAAGACCGCAATGTCGTAGTAGCGTTTTTAAAACTCTCTCCGACGGTTCGTGTCACCACCGGTATGATGTTGTCATAAAACGTCGCATTAGGCATAATACTGATAACGCGCAGTGTTTGTCGATTCCCAGAAAACAGACCGAATGTCTCTAGAGACACGATATTTTTTAAAGAGGGGTGCACTCCTACCGCATGAGTAGGTGGGATGAAATTATGCGAATCACCCCCCGTGTAGAAGAAATTAATTAGATTAGAGCAGTACAGTGACACAATACCCACCGAAAAAAAAGCCATACAGCATGACAATATATGCCGGGAAAAGATATGGCTATCCCCGGGGTATAGACGGGAATACCCGACTGTTGACAAAATAGACCTTGACACTACTTCGGCACCAGTTTCTCTGTCTAGGGTCGGCGACGCATCTATCGACTTACATTTCATCAGCATCTGCACCCCAATCGCTACCATAACGACGCCTACCAATGTAGCCCACACTGTCCAATCGAGTGCGTATATAAAACCCCACCCTGGGTAAAGTACTCCTGACGATTCTCTTGTAGTAACCGGTATCACAAAATCCCTCGAATAATTATAAACAGGTCCTACGATAACGGCGTCCTTATTAGCAAGTTGCGAATGGGTAGTCCTCTCCACGCCAGTAAATGCAACACACCCATCGACAACGCTGCTATTTAGATCGACTTTGTGTTCGTATGGAAGGGTCGATGGGATACACCGAAAACCAGGGTCCATCCCTGTGTACTTTTTAAACACGGTTTGAAGGATATCTATGATTGACCAACGATGTTCGTCGCACGAGTGTGGATATACATAGTCTACGAAGCATATGTTGATTTCCTTTGCCATATTGTCGTGTATATTAACTTATAGGACAGTTATGACTCATTAAGTTACTATGCCCGTATGTCATGCGCGATTGAAAATACGGTGAACATCACCTCTTGCTTTGTCCCGTCTTCGGTCACATGGTGTGATGTAGGGACGTCCTGCTCTGTATCTGGGGACTTGTTTAATTCAGACTGTGCGTTCACGGGTGTGGCAGAACAGTTTCTGTCTAAACTAACGGCACTGAGCTTTAAATGTTTTGACATGGTAAAAATGTGCATCCCAAATGAACACGTTGCCCCAGATCTCGGATGTGACATCATATTCGGGAAAAATTATAACTTGGGAGATGTGTCTGACTATTGGGGGTTTAACGCCATTTATAACATAGATGCTGTATCTGCGTTATACAAGTCCAAAGTTACTTACAACCCGCGGGATTTCCTGAAACCTTTTAGCCCAAGTCTGTGGATTTTAATTTTCACAGTATTATGTCTTCTTACTCCACTTGTTATGGCGATCGTAGAGTATGACGAAGGGGAAACTGTTTTAGGGAACTTTATTAAGTTTCTACCGGACAGTATTCACGCACACACTGGTATAGATCTTCTGAACAACGATCTTCCCACCAAAAACACATCGTATATATTATCCGTATTCGTAAGTATATTCGCTTTCATCACTATTTCTCTGTACGCAACAAATCTGACTGCTTTTGTTCTATACAAAAATAATTCGAACCCGAGGCTGGATATCCGCACCGGGTTGAAAATTTTTGTCGAGGACTCTGTGCACGCTATTTTACCAATTGACACATCGGTTCCCGTTAACTTTATTGACATTCCAAAAGTACACGATTCGGACTACTTTGATTACATTATCGCGGAGAATTATCTGCTCCGGAATATCAAAACGTGCGATGATCTTATGGTGCCTCTCAGGGGGGTCGGGGTGTCAAAATACATCTTCGTCGCCAGACAATTTGGGGAGGAAAACATACGAATTATAAGTGAGAAGATCCTCGCCATAGATTTCGCGTTTGATACTAGCAGAGAATATTGTGATAATATTGCTGCCCCCATCAAATTGAGCGGAATTTATGGCTTGTTCCTTATTTTCGCGGGCCCGGCGTTAATTATCGCATGCGTAGTCATGATCAGACATTTCTTTATCAAGAAAAAAGTAAACCAATATATTACGAATAGTCCTTGATTTGAATCACTTTATTAGTATCTTCATGCTTTGCTTTGTGTGCTTTGCTTTGTGTGCTTTGCTTTGTGTGCTTTGCGTTGTGTCATTTGCGTTGTGTCATTTGATCCCGGTAATGTCATTTGATCCCGGTGGGAATTTTACCATAAATACACCACAGACATCTTGTAT